CACAGGCGCAGAATCCACTGTAACGGTATCTGTAGCAGACCTTACTTACTTTGTATGTAGTGACCCACGTAACGATATCCGGTTCTTAACAGTTCTAGATGACACGTATATACTGAACCGCAAAATCACTGCGGCGATGACTACTGATAGGTCACCGAATGTTACGTTTGTCGAGGAACAGAAGTTCTCTGATCTTAGTACCAGTGCCGCTACAGGTTCTATACATAAGATCATAGGAGATAACGACGACAAGTTTTCTACTTTCTTTGTAGAGAAGAAGTCAGGCGACGTATTTGAAGAGACTGTTGCTCCTAATAATCTTATCAGAATTGATGGTAATACTTTACCGCATAAGCTTACCAAGAATGGTACTGCTTTTACGCTGGACAAAGATACTTGGACAGACCGTTTAGTTGGAGACGATGATTCAAACCCTGATCCAAAGTTTATCGGTAAAACGATAAATGCAATGTTCTTCTTCAAAGCTCGTTTTGGCTTGATAGCAGATCAGACTGTAACTTTCAGCGAGACTAACGAGTTTGATAATTTCTTTAGGACCACCGTTACAACAACGGTAGATTCTGATCCTATCAGAACAGAAGTGACTCACACTCGTATATCTGAGATCGAACACGCACTACCGTTCAATGAACAGTTGATGCTGTTCTCTTCTCAATCACAGTTCTTTGTCGAAAGTAACGGTCCTCTTGCCTCTGATACTATAGCTATTAACCCAGCGTCAGAGTTTGAAATGGACGTAAAGCTTGCTCCCGTAGGCTCTGGTGTTAACGTGTACTTTGGTCAGATCAACGGACAGTTCTCTCGAATACGAGAGTTGTTTGTAGCTACGGATACAAACACGCACGATGCCGCTGATATAACTGCACACGTTCCCCAGTACGTTCCTAAGAACCTTCACAGAGCCGCTGCAAGCTCCTCTGAGGATGTTATCTACTTCCTGTCTACAGAAAACATGAACAGGATATTCTGTTACAAGTACAACTGGTCAGGAACAGAAAAGAACCAGAGTGCTTGGTCTTTCTTTGAGTTAGAAAGCACAGATAGCATACTGTGGATCGATATCGTAGAGAACATCACTTACCTAGTGATCTCAAGGTCCGATGGTGTGTTCTTGGAAAAGATGGATTACCAAGTAGCACCAGATACCAATCTGGACTTCAACGCTAGGATAGACCGTAAGGTTGCTCTTACAGGTTCATATAACGCTGGTACAGACACCACTACGTGGACGCTTCCTTATGAAGTACCTACAGCTACAGAGATGGTTGTGGTCAAGCGAGGGACGGGTGACGACAAAGGTGTATCTATAGCGAACACAAGGCCCTCTACCACTACCGTAGCTTCTACAGGAGACTTCTCTTCTCAGGTGTGTCTATTAGGCATTCCTTACAACATGCAGTTTAGATTTTCTAAACAGTACATACGAGAAGGCACAGGCGTTAGCACTGCTGTTGGTGAGAAGATGACCTTGCAGACAGGTAGGCTACAGATGCGTCGATGGACAGTAACCTTTCAAGACACAGGGTTCTTCACTGTAGAAGTTGATGCAGAAGGTAGAGACATTAAAACGTACACTTTTGATACAAAAATTATTAACCTAACAAGTGCAAAGCCTGACAGAGTTCAGCTACAGACAGGAGCATTTACTTTCCCTGTCATGTCAGAGAACACAAAATTTACTTGTGATCTGAAGTCTGACTCTTATTTACCCGCACAGTTTATACAAGCTGAATGGGAAGGCTTCTTTGTTTCACATACGACAAGGATGTAATGCCTAAGATCACAGCTTCTGACATTGATATATACGTCAGACCATTTGAAGAAGGTGACATACAAAATTTAGTCCCACGTTTAAGGGACAGCGATGTTTTAGAACTTGCTGCCATAATGGGTCCGGGTAAAACTACAGAAGAGTGTGTCCAAGAATCTGTAGACGCTTCCAAAGAAATTTACTGCTTAATATTAGACGGTAAAAATATAGCTGTATGGGGTGTAGCAGATTCGCAAATTGTAGATAAATTTGGAATACCTTGGTTAGTCGCAAGTCCTGAAATAGAAGATATTTATGTAAAAATAGTAAGATACAGTAGAGACTGGGTTGATCATATAAGTAGAGACTATGAGGGTCTTTATAACTTTGTTCATGTTCCGCATTGGCAGTCACAGAAGTGGCTACAGATGTGCGGGTTTAATATCGTAACCCAGCTTACTTACGGATTTAACAACGAAGAATTTTATTTGTTTCTAAAGGAGTGTAGCTGATGTGCGGTTTCGCAGAAGCGGCTTTAGCTATGTCTGTAGTGAGTGCTGTTACAAGCACTATGGCTTCCCAAGATGATGCACGGCAAACGGCGGCGGCTCAACGGCGTATGGACGCTGTAGCGTATAGAAATTATCAAATAAATACGCAGTTACTAAATAAGCAAGCAGATGAAATAAGAACACAATCTGCACAGGAGTCTATGTCTCAAGCTATCAAATCGAAACAGGTAGAAGGACAAATAAGAGTCGCGCAGGGAGAAACAGGGTTGGGTGACTTCGCTATAGATGACGACGGCGAAGCTATGATGGACTTGCTTTTTCAAACTGCAACAGGACGAGCGCGACTTGAAGGTGAGACTAACGCTGCGCTAGAGCAAAACCTTATCGAACAGGAAGCAGCTTATCTTAATTACCGCGCAAGAAACGCCTCGTTCCAACCGACACCCTTTAAAGGGTTTGGCGATACTCTGCTAGAAATTGGTTCAGCCGCAGCTTCCTATGGTCAGAATCCTAATAGGCAGTTCTTTACTAACACCGGAGGAAGAAGCACAGGCACGCTTCATAACTTTGGATATAGCGGTCCTGCTAGTGTGGGGGATTACATCTAATGGCTGAAACACCTGTAGCTGGACAAAGGAAGCGCACTGGACTTAGGCGTGGGCAACGTGTGTCGGCCCCTAATACAGACTTAGGAAGCCTTGGGCTAGGTGCTAGAACCTCTGTACAGGCTCGCCCAGTGTCTCTTCTTGTTCCAAACATACAAGTTCCGGAAAGCCCACTAGCGGATGTCGCAAAGAAGCTTGGGTTTGCGTCTAAACAACTAACGCAAATGCAAAATGCAAACGCTAAACGCTACCAATCTGAAGCAGAACAACTAGCGCAAAAGACCTTAGATGCAGAACGTGCGAAAGGTCTTAGCTTTCGAGAGATACAAGCAAAATTCCAAAGCGGACAATACCCAGAGTTACGCAGTCAACTACAGCTAGATACCTTCAACGCTGTTTATGGTGAGACTGCGGCAAACAACTATTTTAATAATCCAAATGGTGAAGGCTACAAGGCAAACGAGGAGTGGAATAAGAAGTTTTTAGAAGCGCCTTATGAAGAACGCATCAATATGAACTATGAGCAGTTCTTAGCTGAACAGCATAATAACTTTAGAAATGCTTACGGTAACACAAACGTAAGGCTTCTCGCTGGTGGTTCTAAGGGTATAGCTATTTGGAAGGAAAAGCGACGTAAAGAGTTTGCAGAGAACTACGAAAGACGTTTGGACGAAGACCGAATACAGGCGGTAACTACTTCTATACGAAACGATCTTATGGCTAGTGGTGTTGATGAACTTGATCCACAAGGTGTTTCTTCAGGAACAAAAGTTAACAATTCACCATTTCTTGTCGAAGCCAGTTTGCAAAATATGGCACAGCGTCTTGATCTCACAGGACCTGAAAAGAAAAGAGCTAAACTAGCTATTGTAGAAAACCTAATAACAGATGCGACTCTTCAAAAAGACCCTCAGGATCAAAAGAATAACCTTTTGATAGCAGAGAAAATACTAACAACCAAGATACCCGGTCCAGTACAATCTTTGGTACGCGATGAATCAACCTTTTCAAAAGTAGGTGGAGGCGCTGCCGATAGAACCTCGACAAGAGTTAAGGACCGCGCATTACAACTTCTTACTAAAATTAACGAAGACTTGGGTAATATAGGTAAAGATCAAAAGGTCGAACAAATCTCGGAAGCCTATTACAGAGCAATGAAAAGTGGAGAACCGAGTCCACTGTTTGATATTGAACAAGACGGTAATATAGGTGGGTCAGGTAAGTCTGCTAATTACTTTATTGAAACTGCGGTAGATCGTTATAGAACTGAATTAAAATCAATTCGAGATCATAACGGCGAACCTTTATCTAAGGTAGAATCTAACTTACGCCTTATGAAATTTACAGAATCAGTATCCAACAATTATTTATCTAGTGGCTTAAATCAATTTAAAAACGTAGCGAACGCTTCAAACGATCTGTTTGCTAAAATGGAAGTTAATCCAGACAGTATACAAGAAAATGATCTACGGCAGTTCATGGATGCGTTTGCACTGTATAAGGCATTCGGAATGTACAGTCCGGATAGGTTGAATAGAATATTTCCTGAAGGCAAATCAGCTAGAAACCTAATGGAAGTGTTTGATGCGGAGAGACGGTATGGGATATCAATCGGGCAGGGTGGTGAACCGCGAGCCACAATACAACAGCAAATTCTTAATAGCAAAGATGATGAGTTTCAACCTCAAGGTCTCAAGGAAGCTCTTATAAACAGTGCTGATCTTGTAAGGAGACAAAAAGAACAAGTTATCAAAATCGATACTAAAATGTTAGATACAATCGTTACAAATTTAAACGACGACATTTTTACTAACGAAACCATCCTTGGTTTTGCTGATGATACCAATGTTCCAGAAGGACTGAAATCATTTATAAATTATGATCTGCAAAAGTTTGTTCGTCATAAAATGAAACTAGGTATTGCAGATGAGGAAAGAATTAAAGAGTTAGCGCATGATTATCTACGCAACACCTTGAGGGGTGTAAATGTGAATGGTACAGAAGCAGTATTCTTTACTCCTCCAAATTCTCCTTTCAGGTCTAATATGCAATCGGCGCAAAAGTATGCAAAAGATCGGCTTGAAGCTTTTGCTAAAAAAGCAGGAATGGAAGATCAATTAGATGAGCTTACTTTTAAACCATTCTTTGGTGTAGGACACGATACCGATAAATACATAATTGTGGACGCACAGTCTCTAAGACCGATTGTTTTAGATAATCCAAATGCTCCAATTTCAAGTTCGATTTTCCAAGTTAATGACGCAAACGTAAAACAATTTATGACGAATTACACAATAGGTGAAGCCGGTAAGAAATGAGCGAACTTCAAGAATCATTTCAAATTGAAGATCAGGCGCAACAACAAGAAGAGCAAGAACCAGTATCAGAACCTTCTGGATTGATAGGTGGCTTATCTACAGCCATGCAGTTTTCTCCAGCGCAACTAAAGCAGACTGATGAAGAAGACCCTAGTCTCTTAGGGTTAACTGGAAGACTAATTACAGAAGATTGGATTTTAGGAAATGCCTATAACTGGCTCATAGAAGATAACCCAGATGTTGATCCAGATTGGCAGCTAAACACAGAACACTTGGATGGCGCTTTAAGGGACGGCGTTACTTTAGACAATCTAGAGTTTCTAGCGGATGCCGTAAGTGAACTAGACTTTCAACGTCTCAAAGAAGATATTTTGGAAGAGCAGCAGATAGATACGGACGTAGGTAAGCTAGGCGCGGCGGGTATGATGACCCGAATAGGCGTTAATCTTCTTGACCCGGTAGCACTAATTTTGGCCGTGAAATCTGGTGGGCTGGCCTACTCAACTAAATTAGCGAAAGCGGGTAAGTTATCCAAGCTTGGTGCTGCTACTGGTATTGGTGTTGGAGAGGCTGCAGTTTTTGAAGGTCTTTCTTCGCTAGATAAATCTACATACTCAGATGATGACTTCCTATTAAATATGCTTGGTGGTTCAGTGGCTGGAGGTATCGCCGCTCGCTTGAGTATGCGTAGCAAAAACTTGCCTAACAATATAAATGAAATCCCTGATACGCCTCTTGATGAAGTTAACCGTGATCTAGACAACGTAGTGGCTACTCAAGGCGCAGCGGACATTGCTGAACAGTCAGGTCAACCACAAGTCGCGCAACAACTTAGGGAATCAATACAGCCTACTAGAGTAAACACAGCGGATGCAGCAGGGTATATTCAGGTTTTCGGACGTAAGATACCTATCCGCTTTGATATGATGTTTCATGTTCTTAACTCTAAATCCAAAACTATACAGGATAGCTTTTATAACCTTGCACAAAACGTAGCTGGAGATGTACGCGGTGGTAAGGTTGTGGCAATGAGCGCAACTGAGGCCGCTAGGGTTATACGTCAAAGTTTAGGTAAAGTTGTTAACAACGTAAGAGCGCAAGATACAATATTTACCGCAGAACTTCCTAAAGGGGGTGATCGTAAATCTAGGCGGAATCTATTCGGCCAGCTTGTCGAAAAGGCAGTCGTAAGAGAAGATGACTACATCGACAACTTGTCTTATGAGATACGCATTGACGGAGAGATGAAAGTTATTCAGGCAACTGAAAAACAAAAGGAAGCTCTTAGGAAAGCTAGAGATAAATATAGGGAACTTACAGATACCATACGAAAAGAAGCAGAGAAATATGGGGTTGATGGTTTCTCTGAACTGGATGACGAAGGTAAGGTTATTGCGTCAGGTATTCTACCGAATAAAAACTATGTTCACAGGCGCATCAACCCAACGGCACTGAATACTTGGCAGCAAAAACTAAAACAGGCAGGGTCAGAAAACCCTGAAGAAGACCTTATTAGAATTATAGCAGAAGCATACAAAAGAGGTGCTTCCAAAGCTAAAGGGGAACTAACTGATAAAGAAGCCCTGACCGCTGCAAGACTATACGTTCTCGGTATCAAACGAGCGTCTAATCATCAGTTTCTTTCTTTTGGTACTCTAGCAAGAGCTAACATTGCGGAACTTAGAAGAGTTCTTGAAAGCAAGGTTGTTGGTGGAAAACTGGAAGGCGATGCTGAACAAATAATTAATGATGCCGTAGGTATATTACAAAAGAAAAGTACTAAAGGTGACGCAACCTCTAGACGTTTTGAAATTGACGAGACGTATGTCCATAGTGTCAAAATAGGAGATAACGAGGTCACTATCGATATAGAAGACCTCTATGATCGAAACGCTTATTCTGGACTAGATACTTACATCAGACAAATGTCTGGTAAGATATCTGCCGCTAAATACATGAATATCAAGTCTGATAAAGACTTTGAAGATATTCTTAAAACAGTGCAAAAAGAAGCAGAAGACTCACCGGATCAAAAAAGCATTGAAGCGGATGTAAAAAGAGTCCGTGCTATGTATAACCACCTAACTGGAAGACCCATAGATACTGGTTTGATCAGTGATGGAGGAGAAACAACGGCAGGACGTAACATACAATTCGCTAGTCGGCTACTGCAAGACTACAACTACATGCGTGTTATGAACCAAGTTGGCTTTGCTCAGATAGCAGAGATTTACAACATTGCAGCACTTATGGGTTGGCGAGCTATGCTCAAGAATATGCCTACTCTACGCGCTATGAAACGCGATCTAGATAATGGTGAAATTTTAGACGATGATCTTTTGCGTGATATCGAAAGTCTTACAGGTATAGGCGCGGAGTACTCTAGATACGCCACAGTCTCTGAAAGGTACACAGGTACAGCCGATGAGGTTCTGGCCGATACCTACACTGCAACACAAAAGAAGATACTGGATATATCTACCAGAGGTAAGCGAGCGACCTCTTTAATAAGTGGCATGACACCTATAACTACAGCCACTCAGCGGTTAGCAGCAAAGGCAGCTATATCTAAAATGCTGTCTGTTGCTAATAAGAAATTATCCGAAAAAGAATATATGAGGTTTAGAGACCTTGGATGGACAGATGAACAAACCGATGCAATTTTAGCTCAACTAAAGAACAGAAAGGGTGATGGGCTAGATTTAGATAACTGGGATGATGTTGAGTTGCGTGAGACATTTGCAAATGGACTCACCCGGTGGACATATCGAGCCATTCAAGAAAACGACATTGGTGCTATGGGTTACTTTATGACCCAAACATTAGGTAAAATATTAACACAGTTCAGAACTTTCATGCTTGTGTCTCATGCAAAGCAGTTTGTCAGCGCAGCACACAATGCTAGACACCGTAAAGATTTTCAGGGTGTACACGCTATGATGGGAACCACTCTGTTTGGTGGTCTTTCTTATATAGCACAACAGCAATTGAAAGATATTGGGACAGGCACTGATGACGAGTTGTCAGATATGTTTAATGCTGACTACGATGATGAAAGCAAGTACAGTCTTAAAAACATAGCTACTGCGGCGTTCAATAGGTCTTCTTACTCTGGGTTTATACCTATGGCGGTAGATAATGTAGCTAAATACACTGGTTTTGATCCCGTGTTTAGCCACGGTAGGTCCACAGGTCTTGGTGGAGACATCATTACTGGTTCACCAAGCTTTGATACTTTTAATAAATTAACTAATGCGCTTATGACACCGGGGGAAATGCTTCACGGCGATGAGTTTGACCCCAAACTTCTTAAATCACTCCCTTATTCAAACGCTATATTTATTCATAATGCTATAGCAGCAATGTCAGATGACTAGAGATTATCGTTCAGAATACGACAATTACCATTCCCAAAGAGAACAAAAGAACAAAAGAAACAACCGCAATAAAGCCAGACGCAAGATGGTCAATGCGGGGAAGATAAAGAAAAAACAGAAAGTTCATGTGCATCACAGGGATGGTAATCCGAATAACAATGCGATGAGCAATCTTAGCGTTTCTAGACCTTCAAATAATATGTCGTTCCCTCGTAACAGGAACGCACAAAAAGCATAAACACAGTTCACTCGGTGAACTCACATTACATTGAGGAAATCATATGCCGTTTGCAGTGACGCAGATCACGGCTACGGGTAGCTCTGACCCGTTGTCATTTAGTTTTCCCTACAGGTCTACGTCTGACATCGTTGTAAAGGTGGACGGCGTAACTAAGACAGCTACGACTCACTATACGTTTCCTACTACCAGTAGCGTTCAATTTACTTCTGGAAATGTGCCTACAAGTGGACAAGTTGTAGAGATTAGACGGGCGACAAGCCAGAACACTCGGTTAGTCGATTATGTATCTGGTGCTATTCTTACTGAATCAGACCTAGATACTGACAGTAACCAAGCGTTCTTTATGGCGCAGGAATCTATCGATATAGCAAACGATGGATTAACTCTTCAGTCTACTGGGGTGTTCGACGGTAGCAATAAACGAATTACAAATGTCGCTGACCCTACAGGCGCTCAAGATGTAGCCACTAAGGCTTATACAGACAGTCAGGTATCCAGTGTCGCCACAAATGCTTCAGCCGCTGCTACATCAGCAACATCTGCTGCTACATCAGCAACATCCGCTTCGACCAGCGCCACTTCAGCATCATCTTCAGCAACTACAGCTACCACTCAGGCTGGGATAGCGACGACAAAAGCTGCGGAAGCAGCAGCATCTGCGGCCTCTGTGACAGGTGGCGGTCCCGCTCTCGACGGGGGCGGTACAGGCGAAACAAGCGTCATTCGATTAAACAAAAACCAGATAAGTGGGAACGTCAGTTTGACTATAAGTAGCGGAGACAACGGTATGTCCGCAGGGCCAATCACAATAACCAGCGGGTCAAGCGTCACCGTTAGTAGC